ATTTAGCAAATAAAGAAATTGAACGCATAAACGAATGGAAAGATAAAGAAGTAGAAAAATTACAGAGTGGCAAAGAATATTTACAAAGCCTTGTAATTGAATATTACAGAATACAAAAAGAACAAGATAGCAAATTCAAGTTGAATACACCTTACGGAAAAGTGACAGCCAGAAAAGGTTCAAAAGTCATTCAAGTTAGCAATGAGCAAGAAGTCATTAAACAACTTGAGCAACGAGGTTTTGACAACTATGTAAAAGTAACTAAAAAACTTAGCCAATCAGACATTAAGAAAGATTTCAATGTAACTGAAAACGGCACATTGATTGACGCAAACGGCGAAGTTTTAGAGGGTGCTAGCATTGTGGAGAAACCAACGTCATACACGGTAAAGGTGGGAGAATAGATGACTGAAAAAACTAATCAAGATGTCGATATTTTAACGCAACTAGGTGTAAAAGACATCAGCAAACAAAATGCAAACAAGTTTTATAAATTTGCGATATACGGCAAGTTCGGTACTGGTAAAACTACGTTTTTAACAAAAGATAACAATGCCTTAGTACTAGATATAAATGAGGACGGAACAACGGTAACAGAAGATGGGGCAGTTGTGCAGATTAAGAATTATAAGCATTTTAGTGCAGTGATTAAAATGCTGCCTAAAATTATTGAACAACTAAGAGAAAACGGAAAACAAATTGATGTTGTAGTGATTGAAACAATCCAAAAGTTACGTGATATCACTATGGACGACATCATGGACGGTAAATCAAAGAAACCGACATTTAATGATTGGGGCGAGTGTGCTACACGCATTGTAAGTATTTATCGTTATATTTCTAAATTACAAGAACATTATCAATTTCATCTTGCTATAAGCGGACACGAGGGCATTAACAAAGACAAAGATGATGAGGGAAGTACTATCAATCCAACAATCACGATAGAGGCACAAGACCAAATAAAAAAAGCAGTCATCAGTCAATCTGACGTGTTAGCAAGAATGACAATAGAAGAACATGAGCAAGACGGCGAAAAAACTTATCAATATGTACTTAACGCTGAACCATCAAATTTATTCGAGACAAAGATAAGACACTCAAGCAACATCAAAATTAACAACAAACGTTTCATTAATCCAAGTATTAACGATGTTGTACAAGCAATTAGAAATGGTAATTAAAAATTAATTAAAAGGACGGTATAAAAATTATGAAAATCACTGGTAGAACACAATACATTCAAGAAACTAATCAAGAGGCATTCATGAAAGGTGGGGACTTTTTAGGAGCTGGAGAATTTACAGTAAAAGTTGCAAATGTCGAGTTTAACGACAGAGAAAACAGATACTTCACGATTGTTTTTGAAAACAACGAAGGTAAACAATACAAACACAACCAATTCGTCCCACCATTCCAACAAGATTATCAAGAAAAACAATATATCGAGTTACTTAGTAGATTAGGAATTAAATTGAACTTACCAGATTTAACTTTTGACACAGATCAATTAATTAACAAAATCGGAACTATTGTACTTAAAAATAAATTTAACGAGGAACAAGGCAAGTATTTTGTAAGACTCTCATATGTAAAAGTTTGGAATAAAGACGATGAAGTAGTTAATAAACCAGAACCTAAAACTGATGAGATGAAACAAAAAGAACAGCAAGCAAATGGTAAACAGACACCTATGAGTCAACAATCAAACCCATTCGCTAATGCTAATGGTCCAATAGAAATCAATGATGATGATTTACCGTTCTAGGACGTGGTTTAAATGCAATACATTACAAGATACCAGAAAGACAATGACGGTACTTATTCCGTCGTTGCTACTGGTGTTGAACTTGAACAAAGTCACATTGATTTACTAGAAAACGGATATCCGCTAAAAGCAGAAGTAGAGGTTCCGGACAATAAAAAACTATCTATAGAACAACGCAAAAAAATATTCGCAATGTGTAGAGATATAGAACTTCACTGGGGCGAACCAGTAGAATCAACTAGAAAATTATTACAAACAGAATTGGAAATTATGAAAGGTTATGAAGAAATCAGTCTGCGTGACTGTTCAATGAAAGTTGCGAGAGAGTTAATAGAACTGATTATAGCGTTTATGTTTCATCATCAAATACCTATGAGTGTAGAAACGAGTAAGTTGTTAAGCGAAGATAAAGCGTTATTATATTGGGCTACAATCAACCGCAACTGTGTAATTTGCGGAAAGCCTCACGCAGACCTAGCACATTATGAAGCAGTCGGCAGAGGCATGAACAGAAACAAAATGAATCACTACAACAAACATGTATTAGCGTTATGTCGCGAACATCATAACCAGCAACATGCGATTGGCGTTAAGTCGTTTGATGATAAATATCACTTGCATGACTCGTGGATAAAAGTTGATAAGAGGCTCAACAAAATGTTGAAAGGAGAAAAGTGATTTGGATATAAATACATTTAAAAAAGAAGCAAATGTGATGAACTTTTTATTGAGTATGCACAGCAAAATTATTAATGAAGAAAATGAATCAACTATCAGCAGTGAAATTGAGAAAAAAATATTGGAAATACCACTGGCTGATAGTTGGACAGACTATTTACTGTTAAGTAACGAAGAAGTAAACCTTAAGTTAAAAAAGTTGATAATGTTGCATCGCCGAAATCTACAACTGGTAATTGACGAAAAGCATCAAGAAGAGCTTGAAAGAATTCGACCTTCTTTTGATCAAAACTTTGACCCCAATCCTGTGAAAAGATATTCACAAAATTAGAAAGTTTGTATGTGAAGGTTTCGTATGCGTAGTAGTCAGTCTTTACTTTAATCATTTTCAATTCTGTTACTAAAGCCTTATTTAGATAATTTAGACATTCTAAATGGGCATGATTAAATGTATTTTCAGTAAGCGTATACGCGATGTTTAAAGCAGATTTAGCAATCAAAAATAAATCAGATTCCCAAAAGAAGGGGTGAGTTTTATCTAAATGTAATTCCTGTTTTTCAGACATTGTTAATAAACGTTTGAAATTATTTTCCATATTTTCACCCCCAATCTAACGCAGTAGCGATAACAAAATTATAGCAGAAAGGAGATAACGAAATGGCAACATTTAGAGTTTACAAAGAATCAGGTAACTTTGTCACAGTACACAAAGATTTTATACATGATTCTAATATAAGTTGGAAGGCTAAAGGTATTCTACTTTATTTGTTAAGTCGACCTGATAACTGGCAAATTTACGAAACAGAACTAGAGCAACATTCAACTGATGGACTTAGCGGTTTAAAGAGTGGAATCAAGGAACTGGAAGAAATTGGATACATTCAACGTAGTAGAAAACGTGATAAAAGTGGTAGGTTAAATGGTTATGAGTACTTAGTATATGAGCAACCGCACCACATTCGATTTTCCAACGTTGGAAAAACCGTTAACGGTAAAACCAACAATGGAAAAACCGTTAATGGTAAATCGCATACTACTAATAATAATAGTACTAATAATGATTTAACTAATAATAACAATACTAATAATGAAGGAAGTATATTGTCGGGCAACCCGACGGTGTCTTCCATTCCCTATAAAGAAATTATCGAATACTTAAATAAAAAAGCAGGAAAGCATTTTAAACATAATACAGCTAAAACAAAAGATTTTATTAAAGCAAGATGGAATCAAGATTTTAGGTTGGAGGATTTTAAAAAGGTGATTGATATCAAAACAGCTGAGTGGCTAAACACGGATAGCGATAAATACCTTAGACCAGAAACACTTTTTGGTAATAAATTTGAGGGATACCTCAATCAAAAAGCAGAACCAACTGGCATAGATCAATTGGAACGTATGAAGTACGACGAAAGTTATTGGGATTAGGGGGGATATTATGAAACCACTATTCAGTGAAAAGATAAACGAAAGTTTGAAAAAATATCAACCTACTCATGTCGAAAAAGGATTGAAATGTGAGAGATGTGGAAGTGAATACGACTTATATAAGTTCGCTCCTACTAAAAAACACCCGGATGGTTACGAGTATAAAGACGGTTGCAAATGTGAAATCTATGAGGAATATAAGCGAAACAAGCAACGGAAGATAAACAACATATTCAATCAATCAAACGTTAATCCGTCTTTAAGAGATGCAACAGTAAACAACTACAAGCCACAAAATGAAAAACAAGTACACGCTAAACAATCAGCAATAGAGTATGTACAGGGTTTCTCTACAAAAGAACCAAAATCATTAATATTTCAAGGTTCATATGGAACTGGTAAAAGCCACCTAGCATACGCTATCGCAAAAGCAGTTAAAGCTAAAGGGCATACAGTTGCTTTTATGCATATACCAATGTTGATGGATCGTATCAAAGCGACATACAACAAAAATGCAGTAGAGACTACAGACGAACTAGTCAAATTACTTAGTGAGATTGATTTACTTGTACTAGATGATATGGGTGTAGAAAACACAGAACACACTATAAATAAACTTTTCAGCATTGTTGATAACAGAGTAGGTAAAAACAACATCTTTACAACTAACTTTAGTGATAAAGAACTAAATCAAAATATGAACTGGCAACGTATCAATTCAAGAATGAAACACAATGCAAGAAAAGTAAGAGTAATCGGAGACGATTTCAGGGAGCGAGATGCATGGTAACCAAAGAATTTTTAAAAACTAAACTTGAGTGTTCAGATATGTATGCTCAGAAACTCATAGACGAGGCACAGGGCGATGAAAATAGGTTGTACGACCTATTTATCCAAAAACTTGCAGAACGTCACACACGCCCCGCTATCGTCGAATATTAAGGAGTGTTAAAAATGCCGAAAGAAAAATATTACTTATACCGAGAAGATGGCACAGAAGATATTAAGGTCATCAAGTATAAAGACAACGTAAATGAAGTTTATTCGCTCACAGGAGCCCATTTCAGCGACGAAAAGAAAATTATGACTGATAGTGACCTAAAACGATTCAAAGGCGCTCACGGGCTTCTATATGAGCAAGAGCTAGGATTGCAAGCAACGATATTTGATATTTAGAGGTGGCACAATGAGTAAATACAATGCTAAGAAAGTTGAGTACAAAGGAATTGTATTTGATAGCAAAGTAGAGTGCGAATATTACCAATATTTAGAAAGTAATATGAATGGCACTAACTATGATCGTATCGAAATACAACCGAAATTTGAATTACAACCTAAATTCGGGAAACAAAGACCGATTACGTATATAGCCGATTTCTCTTTGTGGAAGGAAGGGAAACTGGTTGAAGTTATAGACGTTAAAGGTAAGGCGACTGAAGTTGCCAACATCAAAGCGAAGATATTCAGATATCAGTATAGAGATGTGAATTTAACGTGGATATGTAAAGCGCCTAAATACACAGGTCAAGAATGGATGGTATATGAGGACTTAGTGAAAGTCAGACGTAAAAGAAAAAGAGAAATGAAGTGATTTAATGCAACAACAAGCATATATAAATGCAACGATTGATATAAGAATACCTACAGAAGTTGAATATCATCATTTCGATGATGTGGATGATGAAAAAGATATGCTAGCAAAGCGCTTAGATGACAATCCGGACGAATTACTAAAGTTTGACAACATAACAATAAGACATGCATATATAGAGGTGGAATAAATGAAGTTGAACGAAGTATTCGCAACTAATTTAAGGGTAATCATGGCTAGAGATAACGTAAGTGTCCAAGATTTGCACAATGAAACTGGCGTATCAAGATCAACTATTAGTGGATATAAAAACGGAAAAGCTGAGATGGTTAACTTAAATGTATTAGATAAATTGGCAGATGCTCTAGGTGTTAATGTAAGTGAACTATTTACTAGAAATCACAACACGCACAAATTAGAGGATTGGATTAAAAAAGTAAATGTATAGAGGTGGAATAAATGAGTATCGTAAAGATTAACGGTAAACCATATAAATTTACCGAACATGAAAATGAATTGATAAAAAAGAACGGTTTAACTCCAGGAATGGTTGCAAAAAGAGTACGAGGTGGCTGGGCGTTGTTAGAAGCCTTACATGCACCTTATGGTATGCGCTTAGCTGAGTATAAAGAAATTGTGTTATCCAAAATCATGGAGCGAGAGAGCAAAGAGCGTGAAATGGCTAGGCAACGACGTAAAGAGGCTGAACTACGTAAGAAGAAGCCACATTTGTTTAATGTGCCTCAAAAACATTCACGTGATCCGTACTGGTTTGATACTACTTATAACCAAATGTTTAAGAAATGGCAGGAAGCATAAATGCCTAAAACCGATAGCGCATGTAAAGAATACTTAAACCAATTTTTCGGATCTAAGAGATATCTGTATCAGGATAACGAACGAGTGGCACATATCCATGTAGTGAACGGCACTTATTACTTTCATGGGCATATCGTACCAGGTTGGCAAGGCGTGAAAAAGACATTTGATACAGCTGAAGAGCTTGAAACATATATAAAGCAACAGGATTTGGAATATGAGGAACAGAAGCAACTAACTTTATTTTAGAGGAGATATAAACAATAAAATTTTTATGGAGGATGACACTAATGAATAACCGCGAACAAATTGAACAATCAGTGATCAGTGCTAGTGCGTATAACGGTAATGACACAGAGGGATTACTAAAAGAGATTGAGGACGTATATAAGAAAGCGCAAGCGTTTGATGAAATACTTGAGGGTTTACCTAATGCTATGCAAGA